CTACAATTTACGCCATTGGTCAATGTCATTCTCGTAGGATGCCAGATGCTGACGGGCGAGGTTCTCGATAAGCCCTGACGCACTCATGCCTCTGCCTCCGAGACGACGGACAATCTCGTCCAGCCTGTCACGTACCTCTCCACTGACGAACACGGGCTTGCGGTCGGCAATCTTGGGCACTTGCAGATAGGTGGTGCGGTATTCGTCCAATGACAGCCTGCGCTGTTTGCTGCTGATGCGTCTGGCGATAGTCCGTTCCACTGGATTGTCGTCTGTATCTTCCACACTTATCTCCTGTTCGTGTATGCGAGTGTCCGACACTTCCGCCTGTGTTGCGGACGTGTCCAGTTCCGGCTCATCCAATACCGGAAAGAGATTGCCCGTTTCTGCAACAGGCTCTTGTTCTACTGCGGAAGATACCTCTTCCGATTTGTGTTCGGGCATGGAAGGCATATAGTCTTCCAGCTTGAAGTTCTTGAACGCTTCATCGTTCTCGATGTTTCTGAATTTCTTACTCATTTTCGTTTCTTGTTAAAGTGAATACTTGTTGGTCTGTATGCGCATAGTTGACCGTTTCTCGGGAGCAAAGTAAGAGGCTTTATCGCAGTCAGTCAAGGACTTGGATTCTGTTAGGCAATTTTGTGTAGTTTTGCATTATAGCGGTATGAATAATGGTGCGAACTTCTCCGATTTGCCGGATATGAATCAGAGGGAGGACAAAGATGATTTTAAGAGCGAATTTGAATTAAGCCCTTATTTTATTCTTGGCATTCTTGCAAAAATCCCCAATTAAGGTGCTAACAAAAAAATAGTACCCCGGACAACCTCTGCCATACCGGTGCCACATGCTGCCACTTTTGGAAAATCCATTGTCGGATAACGAATTATCTATTCCTTTGCGGCAAAAGAAACAATAACAGTAAAAAATAATGTATATGGAAATCGTATCAATCGAAAGAAAGACCTTTGAGGCGATGGTCACCAAGTTCGACCGTTTCGTCCACCGTATGGAAGCCATCTGCCAGCGGCACGGCGAAAAGAAAATGAGCGAGTGGATGGACAATCAGGACGTGTGCCGGATGCTGAACATCAGTCCGCGCACGTTGCAGACCCTGCGGGACAACGGCACGCTTGCCTACTCGCAGATAAACCACAAGACGTATTACCGTCCCGAAGATGTGCAGCGTATCGTTTCTGTTGTAGAGGACAGACGGAAAGAAGCGAAGTTCAAGGGACGGACAATATAAACCTGATACAATAGACAAAGTAGAATAACAGTACCCACTAAATCCAAAGTAATATGAACGAATTGATTAACAAAGACAACGAGTGGATAATCCACTTCATGGGCAGCCTTGACCGTCTGCTGGACAACTACGAGCGTCTGACCGCCAACTACCGCCCGACATTGGGCGGAGAGCGTTTCTTTACAGACAAGGAGGTATCGGCACGATTGAAGGTAAGCAGAAGGACGCTTCAAGACTACCGCAACGAAGGGCGTATAGCCTATATCCAGTTGGGCGGTAAAATCCTCTACCGTGAATCCGACATCGAACGGATGCTGAATGACGGCTACCGCTCCGCCTACCGACAGAGGGCTACTTGATTGGCTATCTGATTTTCTTGAAGGAGTGCAGTTTGCCGTCTGCCCTATAATTTGCGGCAGCAATGGACTTACAGCAAAAAGAAAAAGGGACGGTTTACGGGTGAAGCATTCAAATTCCGCTTCACTTGTAAACCGTCCCTAATTTTTCATCAGATTTCCCGTCAGTCGCTTGTTTCCGTTGCCGGATGCCTTTCGGCAGAGGCAAGGTTTTCGGGCTGAATACGCTCCGCAGGAGGAAGATTCTGCCCGAAACGGCTTTGCCGCCCGACCTTGCCGCTGCCATCAAACCATGCGCTACCTTTGCATCCGTGCATCGGGAACAGGTAGCTGGCGGGATGAACTTCAACTATACCATCGGTTATGGCCTCTGCCACAGGATACAAACAATGTTATTGGATTCCCTTTCTTGATGGCGCTGATTCCATTTATTACAAACCGTCTGAACAATGCACTTTCTTTACTGCATATCCTAAATGCAACGGCTATAACCATTTCAAGGTTATAAACGTCATAACTGATGCCGTCCGATTGCTTGACATACCTCATCGTATTACATTCGTTCAACTCCTTATTCCTATATATCGTATGAATCGCTTTACGGATGTCACAAGAGAATACTCCAAATAAGTCGGCAATCTCAAATTGGGTCATCCATACGGATGCGGTCGGCATAGTGACCATACCCGTTTCACTGATTGTTATAATTCCTCTATCCATAATACACTGAATTGTTGTTGATTAGTTTCTGTTATTTGTCTTTTCGCCGGTAGATTGTTTCTTCCGGCGTTCCATCAGCTTGTCCATATCTTTTGAGATTTTATCATCGGTTATACGTGCATAGCCCTGTGTCGTTCGGATATTGGAATGTCCCATCATCTTGGCGATACTCTCTATCGGTATATCCGCTGAAATCAGGAACGTTCCGAAACTGTGACGACTTTGATGGTAGGACAAGTTATCCTCTTTCCCGATGATTACGCCCAACTCATGAATTTCAAACCACAGGGCATCACGGTTGGGAAGCGGAAACACGGGCTGTTCGTCATTGGTCGTGTTGTACAGCGACAATATCTGTTCCGCTATGGGATGCAGGGGAATGAACGCCTCCACCTTTGTCTTCTTGCGGTTGATACGAATATACCGCCTGCCCTCTGCGTTCATCCCGATGTGGTGTGGATGCAACAACTGTATATCCACATACGCCAATCCCGTCAGGCAGGAAAATATAAAAGCCCGTCTCGCCAATTCCAGCCTCTTGTCATACATCGGGGTGGAAAGTATCTTCTTGAACTCATCGCGGCTGATATACTTGTGTCTTGCCTCCGGTTTGGTTTCATATTCCAACTCCTCGCAGGGATTCACTCGGATGATTTCTTTATCGACAGCCAAGTATAACAGACGGTTCAGCCACCGCAGGCAATGATTGGTTTGGGATGCCCCGAAGTTCTTGCATTTTTTCAGATATGCCTTGTAGGACTTTCCGAAGTCCTCTGTAATATCTTCAAAATTGATGTCCTTTTTACCCGATGACACAATATAATCAGTCAGATACTTCTGGTAATACATTGAACTTCGGTAAGAAGAGGTTGAGTCTATTTCCTCGGAGTGCTTCTTCAGCCGCTCCCGTTCCCATTCTCCCATTTGTAGAAGGGTAGTTGGATGAATGTTGTTTTGGGTGATGTGGTTCTTCAACATCTCCGCACTGACCACGCCTTGCGATTTCAGTATTTCCTCATATGCTTCTGAAATGAGCCGGACATATTCCTGTAAGCGGTTGTTTTCCCTTGCGGACTTTATCTCGTTCTTCTTACCGTTCCAATCTTCGGGGCGGCAATAGATACCTGTGCTTATGGCCGTTTGCTTTCCGTCAATGGTTATGCGGCAGAAAACGGCAGTCGTACCGTCAGCCTTTACCTTGCTGCGGTTGATATAGGGCAATAGTGAAAATGTACTTCGCATATCGTTTGCTGTATTAAAGGGTAAGTTTGAAATCCTCGGTCGCTTTGATGAACTTGTCCATGTCCTCAAAGAGTTTTTTCGGACTGACACGGGCGTACACCTGAGTGGTGGAAATGTCGGAATGCCCCAACATTCGGCTGATGGTCTCAATCGGCACACCTGCTTCAAGCGTAATCAGCGAGGCAAAACTATGGCGCGCCTGATGGTAGCACAAGTCATCCTTGATGCCAGCTAATGCCGCCAACGCTTTCATGTGCCGTTTCATGTTCGGATGGTAAATTATCGGGAAGAGTGTGTCCCGTGTTTCGTCTCTGTATTTCTCAAGTATGGCTAACGCTTCGGGAAGGAGTTTCACACTTGCCCTATGCTCGTTCTTCTTCCTGCGATATTTCAGCCACAATGCCCCGCTATCGTCCGTGTACAAATTCTCGTCTGTGATGGAAACTACATCGGCATATGAAACACCCGTATAACGATAGAAAACTATCAATGCAACCAATAGAGGAATCCGGCAAAAGAACTGCAATTCGTTGTAAAGCAACAAAATTGTGTTGGTTTTCGCAGTTGGGTAAATAGCAAAAACAGGTAGAATAACGAACCTGTTCAGCTACCAAGTCATTACCTGTTTTCATTTCATTTAGATGCAGTCAATCAAGAGATAAACTGTCAGTTAAAAGGTATTTCCATCCGGGAATCTTACTTTACCCTACAGATTTAACCTATCCGGTTTTGATTGCGCCGTTCTGCCTGATTCTCATACCGTTCAACAGGCGAGATATGAGTAAAATTGCAATCAAAAAAGTAACGCATGAAAACAGAAATGAAAGTGCTGCTCTACATCAAGCGCAGCGTACAGGACAAGGACGGCTTTTCTCCGCTCATGGGCAGAATATCCGTCAGGGGAAAGGTCAATTCCATCGCGCAATTCGCGTGCAAGTTCAAAATCGATGTGCGGTTGTGGAACGCCACCGCCCAACGCTGCACCGGCAAAAGCAAGGCGGCGACAATGGCAAACAGGGAGATTGAACGGCTACTGCTGTTGTTGCAGAAGCGGTTCAACGAACTTTCCGACATCCGGGATATAGTGAAGGCAGAGGAAGTCAGAAACGTATTCCAAGGTCTGGCTGAGACCCAGGACACCATCATGAAGCTCTATGCGGAGCATAACAGCGACTATGCCCTGCGTGTAGGGGTGAATAGGGCGGCAAGCACGTTCTACCAGTACCGGAACACCTGCCGGATACTCGGTGAGTTCCTGAAAGAGAGATACCATGTGTCGGATATGCCTGTCAAGCAGCTGGATGAAAACTTTATCGAGGCGTTTGATATGTATATGCGCACGACAAGGCGTTTCATGCCCAGGACCATACTCGGACATATTAACCGCCTGAAAAGCGTAATGATGCTTGCCGTGTTCCGCGGCATCGTCCCTTTCAGCCCGTTCAAAGGTTATGCGCCGCAGAAACCTGTTTTCAAACAGATGTATCTGACAGAAGACGAGCTTGACAGGTTTGCGAACACTACCTATGACACCCCCAACCGTAATTTCACGAGGGACATGTTCCTGTTCTCGTGCTGGACGGGTATCTGTTACTGCGACATGAGGAGCCTGACAGCCGCCAATCTGGTGAGAGCGGATGACGGCAGTCTGTGGATTCATACGGAAAGACAAAAAACAGGGACGCCCGAATGTATCCGGTTGATGGAGATACCGCTGAATATCATTGAAAAATACAAGGATATGGACAGCGACGGGAAACTCCTTCCTATGCTGACCAAAGAGAGCATGAACAGACACCTGAAAAAGATGTCCGTGATGTGCGGCATCAACCGTCCAATCTCATTCCATCAGGCAAGGCACACCTTCGGAAGCATCATCTGTCTGTCACAGGGGATTCCGATAGAGACCGTCAGTAAAATCATGGGGCATCGGCATATCACCACCACACAGCGGTATGCGAAAGTCACGCAGGATAAAATAGACAAGGACATGGACGGTCTGAACGATATTATCGGGGGCAAGTTTACCTTATCGGGCATTGACACTGCCCCGTCTCCAATTCTGAAGGATTATAGCCAACGTAAAGTCAATCCGAGCATGAAGCAAAGAGAGTACATAACCAAAATGATGGAGGGGTAAGCCATGCGAAGCACATTCAAACTGTTGTTCTATATCAACCGCCGGAAAATAAAGAAAAACGGCAGATGTCCGATTATGGGACGGGTCACCCTTGACGGGAAGATAAGCCAGTATTCCACAGGGTTGGAAATAGAGCCTGACTTATGGGATGCAAAAGTGGGCAAGGCATTCACGGACGGCCGTAAGACCGGAAACATCACCGGCGAAAAAAGAAATGAGTTGAACAGGCTGAACTCATTATTGGAGGCTTTGGAGGAGAAAGCGAAGGCCGCCTACAAAAGAAACGTGGACTCTTATGGCTTCGTCTCGGCAGAAATCATCAAGAATGCCGTCACCGGGAAATCCGATGTCAAAGAGACATTGCTGTCCCTGTTTGACGAACATAACGGGGAATACGCCAAACGTGTGGGCATTGACCGGACAAGGCATTCCTACGTCCGTTATCTTACCACCCACAAGCATATATTTAACTTTTTGAAATTCAAGTATGATTTGGAGGATATTCCGTTACGCTCACTGACGATGAAGTTCATGACCGACTTCACGTTCTATTTCTCTACCGTACTGCGATTAAAGGTGTCTGCCTACAATGACTACCTTATCCTGCTACACAAGATGACACGGCTGGCGTTGAAGAAGCACATACTCAAGCGCGACCCGTTTGCAGGGCATAAGATTGAGAAAGTGCCTGTCAACCATCGCCACCTGAACAGGGAACAGTTTGAAAAGCTGCTCAATGCCAAACTGCCCACCTACCGCCTGTGCCACACGCGCGACCTGTTTGTCTTTTCGGTGTTCACTGGCATCGGAAGGGCAGATCTGGCAAACCTGACGGAAGACAACATCGTCACAAAGGAAGACGGTTCCAAATGGATTCACATCGCACGGCAGAAGACCAAGGCGGAGTGCCATATCAAACTTCTTGACATACCTCTCCGCATTATCGAAAAATACAAAGGGGAAGGCGAGGACGGAAGATTGTTTTACGTCCCGCAGACCTGTAACCTGTGCCGCAGCCTTAAAATCATAGCCGAACAGTGCGGTCTGGGATGTCACCTGACATTCTATCAGGCGAGGCACAGTTTTGCAACCCTTATCTGCCTGAGCAACGGGGTTCCGATAGAAACCATCAGCAAGATGATGGGACATTATTCCATACGCACCACCCAGATATATGCCGAGATAACCAACCACAAAGTGAGCAGGGATTTGGAAACCCTGTCAGAAAATACCAAAGGCAAATATGCGTTGCCCGATGACGGTATGCCGTCACGGGTGTTCAAATGCGGAAATTACAGCGGTTGGAAAAAGGAGTGTGCATCAAATGATGAAACTAAAATCAAGTGACAATGAATAGAGGAATAATAACAATCAGTGAAACGGGTGCGGTCACGATGCCGACCGTATCCGTATGGATGACGCAACAAGAGATAGCCGACCTGTTCGGGGTGTTCTCATGCGATGTCCGTAAGGCGATTCATACCATTTACAAGCACAAGGAACTGAACGAACTTGACACGATGAAGTATCTCAAGCAACCGGATGGCATAAGTTACGATGTCTATAACATTGAAGTGATTATAGCCGTTGCGTTCAGAATATGCAGTAAAGAGGGTGTCTTGTTCAGACGATTTATAATAAATGAAATCAGCACCATTAAGAAAGCTACACCGATTACACTATTTGTTGCCAGCGTCAGAGGTAATAACCGATGGTATAGTTGAGTCTCATTCCGTCAGCCACTCGTTCCCGATGCACGGATGCAAAGGTAGCGTATGGCTTGATGGCAGCGGCAAGGTCGGGCGGCAGAGCCGTTTCAGGCAGAATCTTCCTCCTGCGGAGCGTATTCAGCCCGAAAACCTTGTCACTGCCTGCCATACGCTTGAAGAACATCCGGCAACGGAAACAAGCGACTGGCGGGAAATCAGAAGAAAGAAGAGAGGAACGGCTTACAGACGAAGCGGTATTTTGATGCTCCGTCCGTAAGCCGTTCCTTTCTCTTTTTGCCGAAAGTCCGTTGCTGACGCAATCATAGGGCAGACGGCAAACTGCGCTCCTTCAAGAAAATCAGGTTGCTCTCTGTCGGTAAGCAGAGCGGTAGCCGTCAGTAAGCATCCTTTCAATGTCGGATTCACGGTAGAGGATTTTACCGCCTAATTGGATATAGGCTATGCGCCCTTCGTTCCGGTAGTCCTGAAGTGTCCGGCGGCTCACTTTCAGCCGTGCCGCGACCTCCTTGTCTGCGAAGAAATGCTCGCCGTTCAGTGTCGGGCGGTAATTGGCAGTCAGATGTTCGAAGCTGTCCAAAAGACGGTCGAGGCTGCCCATGAAGTGGATTATCCACTCGCTGTCCTTGTTAATCAGTTCATTCATGTTACTTTGGATTTAGTGTAATTACTTTGTTTACTATATGCGGGTGATTAAATCGTCCTGCCCTTGAACTTTGCTTCTTTGCGTCTGTCCTCCACAACGGAAACAATACGCTGCACGTCTTCGGGACGGTAATACGTCTTGTGGCTTATCTGCGAGTAAGCCAGCGTCCCGTTGTCCCGAAGCGTCTGCAATGTGCGTGGGCTGATGTTGAGCATCCGGCAAACGTCCTGATTGTCCATCCACTCGCCCATTGTCTTCTCTCCGTGCCGCCGGCAGATGGCATCCATGCGACTGACGAAACGGTCGAACTTGGCGACCATCGCCTCAAAGGTCTTTCTTTCAATTGATACGATTTCCATATACATACTTTTTATTGTTACTGTTTCTTTTGCCGCAAAGGAATACATAATCTGTTATCCGGCAATGGATTTCCCGGAAGTGGAAGCATGTGGCACAGGTTGGTAGAGGTTGGCACAGATTGGGGCTATATTCTTAATTCCGGAAATCAGCAATGTGGCAAGAGAAAAAACAAGGGCTTAATTCAAACCTGACTGTAATCGCACCTTTGTTCTTCCGGCTATTCAGATCCGGCAAATCTGTGAAGTCCTCACCAATATCTCTATCACCATAAAGCAAAGTCTCACAATATTGCCTAACCGAATCCAAGTTGTTGACTGACTGTACTAAAACGTCTTACTTTGCTTGCAACAATCGGTCGAGGTACTGACCAAGACCACAGTAATAACTTAATCAACCTGTTTTATGACAATGAAAAGAGAACCAAGTATCAGTGAGCAGCAGGCTCGTGAAATCGTGGAAAGAATGGGACGCAGAGAATCCCGCAGTGAGAAGTCTATGGACGACTTCTACCGGAACATCGGTCTGGAGCCGGAACATCTGGCACAACCCGTCAAGACCATCACGAAAAAAGCGGAAACAGCTACGGTGGATGAACCGTCAGGCAGAACGCCCGAAGAAGTGGCAGTGCCACAGAAGCGTGTCAGCAGCAAACAACGCAGGCTGTCGCTGGACGAGTACCGTACCGCTTACCTGCAAGTTCCCAAGATAACCGACCGCAAGCCCGTGTTCGTCAGCGGTGAGGTGCGTGACCGGCTGGACGGGATTGTCCGCCGTCTCGGCGGGCGTGGCATGAGTGCTTCGGGACTTATCGAGAACCTCGCCCGCCTGCACCTTGAAACCTACCGGGAGGACATCGAGCAGTGGCGCAAACTCTGA